TCTTACGGTTGCACGGCGCTCAGGGTCGAGCCGCCAAAGTAGTAGATGCTCTTGCCACTCGAGTAGAAGACCGAGAAGCCTGACGCATTCTGAATGAATCCCCACTGTCCAATCGTTCGTCCCGACGGGGCGTCCGCATACGTCAGCATCGAAAACGGCGCATCGGGCGTCAGGTCCTGCGGGTAGACCGGCATCGCTTACGACTGGACGGCGCTGATGGTTGAGCCGCCAAAGAAGTACATGGAGACCCCGCTCGAATAGGCCATCGAACAGCCGGACGCATTGAACACGAGGCGGAGTTCCCCAATGCCCATGCCCGCCCCACTCGCCACCGTCGCGATGGAAATGCGCCCCCCGGCGTTGATGAGGCCCTGGGGGGCGTTGGGCCCACCCCCCGGCAACAGGTCTGCGGTGTTGACCGGCATGTTAGTTCACCCCGCGCTTGTTCAGCGCACGGTTTTCCGCCCACAACTGGCCTAGCACTTCGTGGTCCTGGAACGTCCGCATCGGGGCCTCCTCAATCACTCGGCGAAACTGCATGGCGATTTCCGCTTGCCGCTTCTTGATAACGAGAAACGGGGCGATACGCGTCAAGACGGGCGACAATGCACGACGACTAACGGCAAACATGAACAACGGCTTGTGGTTCGCCAGTTTCTTTCGTGCGTCTTTCAAGTAGACTTCGCCGGGGATGACCTTCGCGATGGCATCCAAAAGCCCACGATTCGTGTTGGCTATGTGAACCATTGCGTAATAGCGAAATCCACTTCGGTTGCCTTCGCGGCGCTCTCGCCAGATGCTAATGCAACCCTCGCCGTCTATCAGCCCAGCTAGCCATGCGGCCTGTACATCGGTCAGGTGAACGCTCGGGGCTGGACCCCAAATCTTTTCGGCGACCTCGCTTCGCGTGACCCGCTGCGACCGCTGTTCATTCCACCACGTATCGTAGCAATCCGTCGAGCAAAACCGCCGCGTCCGTTTCTCAAACTTTTGCATCTTTGGGCTGGACTTCCGAATCGGGATGTCCGCGCCGCACCGTTTACATCTCAGGATGTTTGCCATACCAGATGCTATCGGTATGGCGTGTTCTAGTCAATAGCAGCTAAGTCGTTGCTACTAATTGACTCCCGAGGTCCCCCACGTCCCCCGCCACTCGCCGTGGCCGATGACGTAGCCCTGGACGACCTTGCGCTTGATGACTTCCTGGTCGAAGTCCTCTTCCATCCCACCACGAGGCTTCTGGTCCCAGATGAAGTTCAGGTCGTGCTGGTCCCCCAAGAGGAACCAGGCGTTGATGTCCGTGACGTAGTGGCTGACCATGAAGCTCAGCCCGTCTTCCCGGATGGCGTTGATTTCGTTGTTCGCCGTCCCAGGCTTGTATTCGGACTGCAACAGCTCCCGTACGGTGAACAGATCGTTCGGATGCACGATCAGGAGCTTCGGCCGGATGAGCTGCGGGCGACCCCGGTCGTCCAGGTTCTGGGTGTGGAAGTCGATGACGGCGTTCTGGACCCCTGTCACCCCGAGATTCACGTCCGTACTCGGCCGGTTGCGGAGCACCGCCCCGCCGTCCAGTCGGGTATGGGACACCGAGAACAACTGCAACGCATCGAACCCCGTGGACACGAAGCCATCCGCATTGGTCGTGCCGAAGCCGTTGTTGAAGAGCAGGGCCGCGGTCACTTCCTGATCGTTGATGGCCGAGACCATCAGGGCTTCCTCGAACCGCGCGGCTTGGCCGTACAGCTCGTGGTCGATCATTTCCTGGGTGATCTTGTAGCCCAGGGCTTTGCGGATGGTCGTGTACGCCTGCGTGGCCCCGAAGAGCGGGTCATCGTAGATGATGTTTTCGCCTTCACCTTTGAGCCGCAGCGCCCCAAAGTCGGCGAGCTTGAAGTCGGTCACGGTCGCTTTCCGCGTCACGCGGATGTTGGCGAACGACGTGTACTCGACGGGCCGGTGCGGATACGCCTCGTGCCACACATTTGACAGCTTCGGTTCGAGGAGGACGAGGGCTTGTGCGCGTGTGATCGTCATAGGGTCTCCTCAGACCAAGAGCGAGGCAGAAGACGTGGAGTACATCAGGTTCATGTTCTGGAGGAACATGACTTCGATCCGGCTATCGGCACTGTTCAGGGCATAGTTGTCCGTGCGGATCTCGCAGACCCGCGACCAGACCGAGGTCGCGAGCTTTGAGAACGTCGAGGTCCGCCCGTTGGCCGAGACGATGCTGCCCGCCTCGCCAAACGAGAGGTTCGACCGCACTTCGGCAACCAGGGTATCCACGAAGGCGGTACAGCCGGGCTTTGGCACCGCGATGATCGCGAAGCCCGCCGGCAACGAGTTGCCCGAATCGTGGGTCGCCACGCCGAGAACAAAGGTGTTATTGGACGACGTGAAGAGCGACGCCAGCCGACCGATGCCACAGGTGACGAGGTCGCCTTTCTGGAAGGCGCCCGCGGCGAGCGTGGTGACGCCGCTCCTAATGTATTCCCAGTCCCCTCGCGCGGGTGTGATGCCGAATGCCATGGTGCCTCCGTGTCAGTCTGAAGGTTGGCCGTGGCATCTGAACAGAGGCGGGCGGCGGTGCAGCAACAACTAGTGCTTCTTGACGTGCGTCCCGACGATATCGTCCCGTTTCACTTCCGGTCCCACAGTCGTCTCGAACGTGGGGTCGGTGCCGGGTTTGGACTGTCCCGCCCGAAACAGCGGGGCGGCGGCGGTGTCCCGCAACCGGGCTTCCGTCTCGCGTTGGAGCAGCGCGCTCGCGCGGGCGGCGTCCTTCGCCGTCGAGACCATCAGAGTCGTGTCCCCGAGGCGAATCGTGTCGCCCGGACCCACTTGGGCGCCAATCGGCATCTCGGTGATCCAGTCCTGACCGATGTCGGCCTTCGTGACGTTCCGGTAGCGATTCCCGCCGAACTCCACCGGCTTCGTGGAATCGGGCGAGTGGTCGCGCCGTTCGTGGCGCACCCAATGCAACCGGACGGGCAGCGTGGGGACATCCTTCGCGTTCCGCTTGCCCTCACGGACTTCCTTGAGGGCCAGATCGCGGTCGATCCGCCGGTCGGAGTAGCCTTTGACAAAGAGCAGGTCCCGGCCATGCGCCGAGTCGGCTTTGAACTCATCGTTGTCGAGCACGTCGCCGAACTCGGTATGGATGACGGTGGGAATCAGCGGGCGGGTGGTCATCGGACGCTCACATCAGCGGCAATCACGCCCTGCGGACTTTCCATCATTTTGAAGAAGTCCTCCCGCGTCATCTCGTTCGTCCGACAAAACTCCGCGACGGTCGCTTCGGTAATCCCCGCGCGCTTCATGAGATCGCGTCGGGCCGCCGGAATCTTCTCAGAGTCGAGCGTCTGATCGGGTGCTGGTAGAGATTGTGGTGCCGAGCCCCCACCCGTCGGGCGGATCGTCGGTTCCATGTTCGCGACGAACTGTTGCGCGAGTTCGCGCGCGTAGTCGTCCGCGTGTCGTCCCTTCACAATTTCGACAACCGTCTTGAGATTGTCAAGACTCCAATATTGTTTCTGCACTTTCGCGAGTTCCTGGTTGATCTCGGGACCGTACCGATCAAACTCTTTCCCCCACCGTTGCGTGGCCACGGCGTAGGTGGAATTGGCCGCGCTCTCGATGTTCTGGCGCAGCATCGGCATGATCTGCTGCTCCGCTAACTGCCGGGCGTAGGTGTCCAAATCCGCCCCCGTCACCATCGCATTCGGGTCGAGGGAGAAGGGACGCGCGGGCGGAACGGGCGCTGGCGGAAGTGGGGGCGCGGCGGAGGCGGGCATGGACGTTTGGCCGCCGGTAAAGGCTTCGTGATAGCCCTTGGCAATCCCGAGGACCTCCTCTTTCGTCTTCCCCCGCGCCCAGGCGGGAATGTCTTGGGAATCTCCGAACCGCTCAGGCACCGTTGCCGGTGCGGGTGGCGATGCCCCAGAGATCGGCCCAGGGGGTGTTGAGGTAGGCGGTGTTCCCGGTGTCGGATGCGGTGTCGTCGGTGTCTCGGGCATGGGCGTGGTCCTCCGATTTGGTGACGGTGGCGATAATCTCGTCCGGCAGCTCCATCAGCCGCTGGATGGCAAACACCACCCCACATTGAAACAGGTACTTGTCGTGGGGCAGCGCGGTAAACAGTATCCGAGCCTGTTGGTCAAAAACCCTTTCCTGTAGAGCCAGGAGCGCCGGGTACGCGGGGGCCTGGCGTAAGTGGCGCAACGAAGCCACCTGCTCCGGCGAGAGGCCCAACGGCCCCTCCCTGGGGCTCGGCGCCGTTGCCTGGGACGCCTGGCGCTTGTGGAGGTTGGCCCATCTGCGGAGGAGATTCGCCGCCAAGCGGAAGGATTTTCTCGGGGTTCCGAATGTCATATTCCTCCAGCGTCCTCCGGAAGAGTTCGTCGATGCCCCCCGCCGCCGTCGTGGCGACTTGGGCAATCGGGGTGCCTTGCGCCTGTTGGGCCGTGGCTAAGAGCTGAATCACCTGCGGGTAGACCTGCCCCGCGAGCTGCATGAGCCCGATGAAGTTCTGTTTCGCGACTTCCTTGTTCGCCGATTGCGAAGTCGCGGTGATATGGACCCCAATCCCGAGTTCAGCGGGTTCCAGAGGCGTCAGCAGCTTCTCGGCGACCTTCTGGCCCCCGGGGTTCCCGAGCGTGGTCATCATGAGCCGCAAGAGATGCTGCTGCCCGATGTCTACGGGCTGGCCGATGAACTGCTGGAGATTCTGAATCAGCCGCAAGCCCACGACGGAGAGCCCGGAATAGCGCATGTCCTTGAGCGTCAAGTCCGGCCGGCGGTTACCCTCCTGGAGCATGGAGAGCATCGTCGTCGCCGGTGTCCGGCCGGGCATCTCCGACATGTTGCCGATCTGGATGTCCGAAATCCCCGTTCGCTTCTCGCCCATCGTCTGAATCATCCCGATCAAGGTCGGGAGGGACTGGTAGACCTCCGACAACTGGAACGGCATGAACTCATCCTTCGGGGGTCCGTCGGTAATCCAAATCTTCCCGGGGTAAATCGGTTCGCCCGGGACGATGTTCGACCCCGCCTTGGCCGCGATGCCCCGCGAGTTCACCAACAGCACATTGTCGATGGTGAAGTTCACGAGTTCCGTCTGGACCGTCTGGAACATCTCTTTCTGTTCGCAGAGGCCTATGCCGTAGAATCCTTCGCCGGGGAAGTAGCGGACGGCGTCGTAGGGGCGTTGGCCGTGGTGGTAGTAGTTGTAGACAGCCCGGACGATGCGTCGGGTCGGGAGATGAAACCAAACGATGATATCGTCTTGGCTATCGTCACGTCCTGGGTTAAGCGGTCGCGCAGGATCATAACTCGCTCCTGGTCCTCCGGTCGGAAAGCGGGCGTGGATTTCCCACAGCTCAACCTCGAAGCGGCGGAGATACCGTCCCGAGAGGGCTTTGTTGGATTCGATGTCGGTGGATTTGTCGAAGTCGATGTTTTGCTGGCGGCCGAGCTTGATGAAGTCGAGGTCTTGGACTTTCGCGTCATAGAGCGTGACGTTGTTCTCCATGAACTTCACGATGAAGTTGACGGTATCCCGGTCGATGTTCGGGAGGAACGGGCTCTGGGCTTCGGCCAGTGAACGAAGCCGGTCCACATTAATACGGAGCCGTTCGCCCACCCATGGAGCACCGCCTTGCTGGTCCGGCTGGAGGGCGTAGGCATAACTGGGGATGACGAAGTCGGCCAGCCGGACGTGATCGACAAATGGCCGGGACACGAGCCGCTGGGCGCGGGTCCGCTTCCCCCGCTCGTCATATGTCCAAATCGGCCGCTGTTCATACAACCATCCCGTCTTATAGACCCCCGTCCCGAGTTTCAGCATCTCCAGAAAGACGCGCTTGTTCACGTCCCACATGTTCAGGAGAGCTTTGTCGATCCAGCCCAAGGCATCCTGGAGGGGCTTATGGACATCGACCCACGACTCGTTCATGGGTTCGAGCGTCCAGAGGTTATCCGGGGCGTGGATCGTCTGGAGGAACTTCGCGAGCAACTGGTCCGCGTCCGTCGCGGTCGTCGGCATGATGTAGTTCGCCGCGCCCTCGAAGGGGAACTTCTTCATCGGCTGCTTCGCCGGAGCCCGATACTGTTCGAGCCAACTGCGCCATTGGCGTTCCAGGTTCAGCCGGGCCTGGAGCGCGAAGCGGAGTTCCCACTCGATGTACTGGACGAACTGCTGCTCACGACCCGGTCCCCATTTCACCGAGTTGAGGGTCTCAGCCATGGTGAAGGATCGCGGACTTGGCGGGCGTCCCATCCACCAATACCACGGCCCCAGGAAGTGGCGGTCCCATCACCGGCATGTCCGCTCCCATGAGCATCGGCTGAAGCGCGTACAGATTCCGGGCATGGGTGACCGCGGCGATGTTCTCGCCCGTCTGCTTCGTCTTCGCCAGCAAGTAGAGCAGGAAGGCTTGCCACCGCTGGTAGAACGTCTTGAACGACTCGCCCCCCGGGGGAGCCTGGTCGGCCTTCGGTCCCATGTACTGACCGAGCTGGTCCGCCACGTCTTGGACGGGTTGCCCCGCGAAGTCCCCGACATGCCACGGCCGGAGGTCAAACTGGGGATCGGGGGCGAGCCCCAGGATGGGGGTCATGATCTTCGCGGTGTCGTGCGCCCGACGGAGGTCGGACGTGTAGAGGTGCGTCAGGGATTTGTCGCGCAGGAATTGCGCGGCGCGGTGCGCGCTCTGCATCCCCGAGTTGACCAGGGGCAGGTCGAGCCAGCCCCGGATCGCCTCGGCGGAGGGGTTGTTATGCGCCGTCTGTCCATGCCGAACGATGTAAACAGCCACATCTAGCTGTTGTTCGCGGGCTGGTTCCCGAGCCAGTTGGCGTTCATGCCGTCGGGCTGCAAGGGCTTGACGACTTCGACCTCGTACTGGCCCGCGCCGTAGTTCGCCCGGCCCGAATACTTCGCGAGCAGGTAGGGCTGGCGGGTCTGCGGGATATCCAGCAATGGCGCCCGCTGATTCCCGCGCAGCTTGTTCTTGATGGCACGGTTCATAGATTCTCCCCACTCGCATCCCGAGTGATCCGCAGGTAGCCGGGCTTCCACTTCCGGTTCTCCGCCGTACTGGGCAGGCCGGGAATCGTCCGGGTCAGGACTTGGCCATCCGACCGCAGGTTGGTCTCGTCATTCAGCACCGCCAGCAACTGCGGGAACCGCGCGTTGCCCGGCTGGGCGGGAATGAAATCCGCCGTCGGCGACCCCTTGTTGGAATGCTGTTCCGTCGGGGGCGCTTCGTTCATCACCGCCCGCTCATCGAAGTTCTGGACGTACTTGGCCGTACTGGACGCCGTGACGATGGGGGCCGCGGCGAAGTTCGGCTGCGCGATGGGCGGCTGCTTCGGCGCCCGGTTCTGTTTCTTCGAGGTCTTGGCCATTAGGGCGTCCACTGGGAGCCGGCATACTTCCCGAGCTTCGAGGCGCCGCTGGTCTTGTTGAGCGCCGTATAGCCGGGAGACTTCCGGTCGTAGGTGCCTTTGCCCTGCACCTGCTTGCCGCCCCCACCAGAGCCATGGCCTTTCGAGTAGCCGGGATCACCCGCGCCCGAGCGTTTCGTCGGCCCCTGGGATCGCAGGTTCTTCTTGAACGGCAAGTCCGACGTGGGCTTATTGGCGGGCTTCAGTCTGCCCGGTTTCAGATTAGTGGCCATTCGACCTCCAGGCTGAGCAACATCCGTCTCCGTGAACCAGACCTTCGACCACTTCGCACCGCCCGCTGATCTGCAAGTTCGGGTGCTCAAAATGGGCACAGCGTTTGCAAGAGAACGGCCCCTCGCCAAAACTGGCGACCGCACGAGGAACCGCGTATGTCGGTTGTGCGAAGTAGTTGTCTTTGGACTTGCCCGGCACGAAGAGCGCACACCCATCATTCGGCCCGGCGTGTGACGGCTCCAGCAGCGTACAGTCCTTCGTGTCGTGCAGCCAGAACATGCATCCCTGGCAGGAGAAGTCGTACTTGTTGAGTGCTGGCCCGAAGTACAGTGCTGCTTGCGGGCTAATCTTTCGGTACATCAATACTCGTCGAGGTACGCGTCCATGTCGTAGGAATATTTGGCCCACGAGAACATGAAC